GGGCTTCAGCTTGCTCTCTTGCCCAGAAGCCGATCGCCACGGTGGCACCAGCCAGTGCAATACCCCAGGGCCCGCCAAACACACCCATGACGCCACTAAGTGCGCCACGAAGACCTTCTCTGGTATTACGGCCCACATCACCGGCTACGATTCGCATGCGAGACCCGAACGTCAACGCATCCCCAGCAGCGCCATCAAACTGAGAACCCCATGGAGACAAAGCATCCAAGACGCCGCCGACACTCGATGTGATCTTGCCGAAGCCATCACTCATCTGTCGTGAGAAGTCCGGCATGAGCTTCCGGGTGGCGATGAATGCGCCCAGCATGACCGTCGCGTTCTGGATCGGCTCAGGTAACGCCCCGAACCCGTCAACCACCGGACCAATAACGTCCAAGGCAAGTTGCAACACGTCAGCAGCCAGACCAACACCCTCAGTGAATACCCCGGCAGCAATCACCGCTACATCACCAAGCGCGTCAATCAGCGGTTGCGAAGTCTCCCACAATTCACCAAGAGCATCCCGCATCTCAGGCGAGGCGGCAGCAGCAGCACCCAACGCGGCAGGAATAGGACCAAGCGCAGACGCCAACCGGCCAATCACCGGCACATTCGATAGCCCCATCGTCAGCAGGGCGCCGGACACCCCAGCAATTGCCGGACCATACCCGCTCAGACTGTCCAGAGCAGCATCCAACTCGGACACGTCGAAATCATCAACCGCGTCTTTCGCGTCCTTGAACCCGGCAGACACGCGCAGTATGGCCGGCTCAAACCGGCGCATCAGCATGTCCGTGAACGGCTCCACATGTTGCTCAACAGCCCGCAGCACGTCAGCGAACTCGTTCGCCCAATCAACAGCCAGGCCGCCACCGTTCGGGTCCACAAACGGGGCCGCCAAATCAGAGCCCATGTCACGGAACGCAGCCTTGATCCGGTCAGTCGCACCGACCATCGTGTCTTTGACGTTCTCCGCCGCGCCACCGAACCGTTCTTCAAGGCCGACGGTTAGCGGCTCCCACACCTGGTCAACAGGGATACCACCAGGTTTCGAGGCCATATCTCGGATCTCTTGACCCGACTTACCCATCTCTTCACCAATGATGGAAGCCGCGTCGATACCGTATTCACCAAGACGACGGAGCTCTTCACCCGTCAGCTTGCCAGTACCTTGCATCTGGGCTAGCGCATCAACAACCCTGCTAATGTCCTCGTTGGTGCCACCCACAGCCGCGACAGCGTTCTGCACCCCATCCAGGATGGGGATAACCAGTTCAGCTTCAACACCAAACCCGATGAGTTGCTGTTGGGCTTCGTAGAAAATCTCCCGCGCAAACGGGCTATTCGTGGCCCATTCATCGAGCTTGTCCATCTGGGCGTTCGCTTCTTCAGCACCACCCAGCATCGTCTCCAAGGCAGCACGTGAACGCTGCTGCAACGTGTTGTAGTTTACACCGGTGTTGAACACTGCTGTCGCCAGGCCACCCATGACAGCGGCCCCAGCAGTAGCTGTTTCAACAGCCGCTGTGCCCATACCCTTCGCCCAGTTCCTGAACTTGGACTCGGAGCGGCCCATCTGCTTTTCAGCGCCCTGCAAGTCACGATCAAAACCGGACTTATCCATCCGCAGGTATGCGACAAGTTCAGCAGCTGTCAACGCCATCTGGGCACGCTCCTAACACCACAACTCACATGTGGTCTTCTTGTTTTGGTGGGTCAGGGGGAGGGGACACAGCCCGAGAGAACGGGTTATCGTCCGCTAACAAATACGAGACACGGGTAGAAAACCAGCGCCACGATTTCAAGTGGAAGACCTCTTCAAGGTCTATTTGGAGGCGGGCTTGGAACGCCCCTTCGAGGAGCCGCCAGTTTTCGATGATTTCCGAGTAGCTGACGGTTTTCTGCCTGCCGTCGTGCTCTGCGAGTTCTTGGTCTTCGACTTCGTACCACTCGTAGAGGCCGGTTTCTGGGTCGTACTCTCCGCGTCCCCACTCGTGGTGAAGGGATTCGACGCTGGCAACTTCGCCGCTAGGGCTTTTGGGTCGCCATCACTATTCCAGTACTCTTGTGCAGCTTCACGACCGAATAGGAAGTCTTGATAGATCACTTGGGCTGCCATCTGGATCGCCCTTTGTGGGATGCCATCTTCGACCATCTGGTTAAACAAGTCAGTGCCTAGCAGCTCTTCAGACTTGATGATCGAATCAGCGTCTTTAAGATCTGGCAGTGGCTCAGGTTCAGGTGGCTCTTTACCAGCCTTCTTCGCTTCCGCAGCAGCCTCTTCATTGCGCTGCTGGATCTTCAACGCCTCGTTCGCTTTATCGAACACAAGGTTGATACGGATCCCTAGCTTCGCAGAAACCTCCGGCAGCGTGTACGTCTTATCCCCAATAGGCAGTTCAATACGGTCTACGAATGACTCGTAATTCTCAAAAGCCATGACGGCCCTCTCTAATCTGGTGAGCTAAAAGATTGTGAGGTCAACACCGGGCAGACGCGCCCACCAGAGAACGCCCGCCCGGTGTGACCAGCTTGAAAGAAAAAGGCAACAAAAAAGACCGGGCAATCTATGCTCCGGTCTGGCCTTCTTCAGTTTCTTCAGGATCCCCCGGTTCGCCCGGTTCTGGATCCTCTGGTGTTTCCTCGTCCGGCTCCGGCTCTGGTTCCGGGTCTGGATCGGGCGAGGGGTTTAGTTTCCCGGCTCAGTCCCAGGATGATCGATATCAACGCGGGCACCGTTGCCCTGCAAGGTGACATTCACGGTGGACAGGTCAGATGGTCCACCACCCTGTGGTTCATACTGGACCGCGGCAGTACCCTGATAGGCTTTCCCGCCGCCGCGTTCAAACCAGCGAACCTCAAGCATCGAGTCAGACCCGAACTCATCCGAGGCTTCCTCAAGGATCACCTGGCCAGGATCTTGAGCACGATCAGCAGCACCGACCTTCTCAATAAACCCGATAGCTAGAGACCAGCCCTGCAAGGTCTTCTCCTGAGTGGACCAACCATCGTTATCAAAATCAGTAGAATCTTCAAACGATGGTTCTAGGGATGGTTGGAATGAGTTGATCCCACGGACACGAGTCCACGTGCCAGTGTCATCTTCCGAAATGGGCCGTACCTCTAAGGCCCAGCGACGCGCCAACAGTGACGCCAATGCGTTTTCAGCCATTTTGTGCTGCCTTCCTGTACACATCGATGTACATGTAATAGTTGTCAGTGATCTGGTAGTTGTTGTTGTCGTTCGGCCCGAGGACGGCCAGTGAGTTCCGCCAAATAAGCGGGGAATGCCAGTCACCGAGGGGCTGGTGTTCTAGGCCGTGGAAAGCTACTTCAAGCTGGTCTGCCACCGCTATCGCTTTCAACGAGTTCGCCCCTTTAGTGCGGATCAGCACCTGGATGCCCAGCACGTCCACACCGGGCTTGGTATCCATTGACACCGGGTACGGGTGCACGCCCAGCCCTTGGTTCATGGTGTGGGGGATATCCCCTGGGTAGATCCCTGGCGGATCCATATCGTCGGTGTAGTCCCCGTTTTCATCCCAGACGCCTATGCCAGCCTCGGTCATTAAATGGATAAACCCCCCAAGAATTTGAGGGGTTTTCGATTGAGGCATCCCATCGAACATCAGACACCACCCGCCTCAGCGATCGCGTTCATCATGTCCGCACGGAACTGCTTCTCATAGTTATTCGCCGCGTTCTCTAAGAACTTCGGGCCACCAGTAACCCGGCGATACGAAAACAGTTCATGCTGATACACCGCGTACGGGTTATCTGAATACACTGCTGAGACCAAGAAGTCCGATGTTGCTTCAGCAACCTGCAATGATGCACGTAGCGCACCGGTCTCATACGGTGTCCGAGACTTGGCATCTTCAGCCACCGTCTTCGCAGCGTTGTTCAGCCCGTGGACAGCGGCCCCGGTAATCGCTGCGTCAACTTGTGGACCGTACCATTTGAGCGCCATGACAGCCTCCTTATTCCAGCTCTAGGACTGTGTGAGAGTGCCGACGTGCACGCCACTGTTGGACCGCGACAACCGTCGAAGTGGCTTCAAACGGCTCGTCAGGCCACACCGTGACTTCTGATTTCTCAGGCACATGCGTCGGGTCAATCCAGACGGAGGTGTTTGACACGACCTCCTGGCCCTGGGCGTTCCGAACGAGTTTGCGTTCAGAGTTCACCACCCCGACCCGCTCATACGGGTCAGACCAGCGCACATCGCCGTATACGTTCTCACCCAAATAGTCCCGAATGATCACCCGGTTGATGCGCTTACTTCGTGGGATCATGGCAACCGCCACGAAGGGACACTCATACGCATCGACCCGAACTGTCGGGATCGTGGCATGAGTTCTTGGAGATCTTCTTTCAGGAGTTCCATGACACCGGACCCACTGTGTCGCCACCATGACGATGACACCCCACCAGTACTGTCAGATTGCAGTCCTTCAGGGTTGCGGACCACACGGAGCACCATGCGCTCAACGACACCGCGTACGGTGTCCACATGGAGTTGCCCGTTCTCGATACGCTCTAGCACTCGTGGGATACGTGAGATGACGGTGCGTTCAGCTTTAGCGATCAGCTTGGGAAGTTGTGACAACTCCTGGTCGCTGAAGTACAGGCCAAACGCTGCGTCTTGGATATCCTGGGCGGTCACCCACCGGGTTTCTGGTGTCTCATGGACTTCAGCTTGTTCAGTCATGATTACACCTCCAACCGGCGGCTAGTTCTCTAGGTAGGCGTCGATGATCTCCCAGATGTCATCCTTAGTTGAAGCATCATCCAGATCGACGTCGTGAGCTTCTGCCCAGTCGATCAGGTCATCTTTCTTCCAGGACTTCTCAGGAACCGGAGCTTGACCGTCATCGTCATCGGAGTCCGTGTCAGACTCCTGGACCGATTCGGCGCCCTGATCCTCAACGGGATCATCTTCAACAACCTGAGCAGTCCCATCGGTTGCAGCCTGATCATCGACCAGATCGTGCAACCATTCAGGGACCGCATCACCAGGTTTAAACTGATGTAGCTCACCCGATGTATTTAGGCGAGCTACATGACATGAGAAAATACGACTCATCACAGCCTCCAATCATGAGCCCATGACGGGCTTAGGACAGGACCAGGCCGGACAAGGTCAGGTTCGTGTTCGGAGCGATCGGCAACGCAATAGCAGACGCCTTAGTCCACCGTGCTACCGGGTCATTATCCGAGTAGGAGCCAACAACAACACCAGGCGCTTCAGCAGCGTCAATCTGGTACCGCTCATCAAGGGCCTCAGCAGTGGTACCCCACAGGGTTTCTCCAAGCTTCTGGCCAACCGGTGGCAGGAACAGGATGCGCTTCGGATCCAGGATCGATCGTGCCCCACCGTTACCGTCATCAACCTGCGTGTCGTAGGTGGACAGTGGTGGTAGGCGATATGACTGCAACAGGGCGTTGAGCGCATCGAAGGTGACGATGGTCTGAGTAGAGCCGGGAGCATGAATGTGAGCACGAATTGCTTCGTTGCGCATCAGAGTGGCAACAACCTGTTCAGAGGTCAGCATGGACCCTGGGCGGACACCATTGGTGGCGACATAGATTTGCACCCATGCCAACAGATCCTCAATCGGATCACCACCGTTATCCCAACGGGTCGCAGCAGTCTGGGTGTGGTTCGCGGCACGACCGAAGTCAGCCTCCAAACGCAGACCGTTTTCTTCGATGGTGACTTTACCGGTCATCAGCAGGTCACCACGAGCGATCTCAATACGGGTGTGGATAGCTTTCGCTAGTTCCACGCCGTCATCCATGATCGCGTTACGCACAGCCTCATCCAGGCCGCGCAGCTTCAGGCGGTCGTATTCACCAAGACGAACCTTCTCCGAAATCG